TATTTTCTAATGTCGCTCTAGTAACAGATGTTCATAATATTGGGAAAGGCTGTCTTTTTCGTGCGGAATATGGTGCTGCAAATACGCCTACAAGTGACCTAGGGTATATCGGGATATCCGTTTATATTAGTTCTAGTTGGCAATTTGTCATCTGCTCTCCCTACGCTGGAGGAAAACTCTTTTTTGACAGCGTAAATGCGAATGGCTCCTGGATTGGTTGGAAGGAAATTACATTTAAATAATTATCATCCTATGGCTATCACCATGATATTTAAAATTCCATTATAACTACTCCCATCACCCGCATTCCTGGCATATATTATTAGCTCATTAGGCCTTACCTGGGCAGTAAAGACAAGATTTTGCACACCATCAGAACTTCTGTATTCTTGGGTTATGCAAACATTACTGGTGTATGTTATCCCAGGGAACGAGATTTCTGTGAATCCGTTAGAGAATTGAACATCTGCTTTTTTTAGGGTTTTCAAATCACTATACAATTTAGTCAGCTGATCCTGCAGAGCCTTACCCTGCGCCGCTGCCAGGGGCTTGTCCGCATCGGATGATACGCAGTTGTTGACGATCATTGCAAGTGTACAGCATCCCTTGCAAAAGGCTACCAC